TTACACATTCCCGATAGGCAGACCCTCCAGACGTTCCCGACCTTCTGTATTGTTGGCGCCAAGTGGGGTGCCTGCCAGCGGGTTGCCTATCAGCATACGAAGGCGGCTGATGCCGCGCCTTTGTATTTCGCACATGCGTGCACGTGACAGGCCCATGCGCTTTTCTAGGTCATTCCATGGCACTGGATTGCGACTGTTGCGTGCGTAGATAATTTCACGTGTGCGATCATCTAAATGTTCATCGCAGTAATCACGCACCGTTTCAAGCTGCCAATCGTATTCAACGTCGTATTGTCTTTTATCGGCAATGATGTCAAGAATGTTAGATGATTCATCTTGCGCAGGCTTATCAAGGCTTGTGACTCGATACGACTGCTGCAATGTGTCAGATATCACCTTAGGGGTCACATCAAGCACTGCAGCAAGCTCCGCCATGGTCGCTGTGCGTCCGTGCTCTTGCGCAAATGCCTGCGCTATCTTGTTGAGCTTGATCAGCATTTCATGCACGCCAAGCGGCAGCCTGATGATTGGATCGTATTGAGTCAATGCACGCCCGATGGATTGGCGAATCCACCAGTAGGCGTAGGTGGAAAACTTGTAACCGCGAGTGTAGTCAAACAACTCGACAGCGCGCGCAAGACCGATGTTGCCCTCCTGGATCAGATCCAGCATGTCAAGCGTTTGCGTGTTGCGCCTGCTGTACTTGCGTGCAACATGCACTACAAGCTGCAGGTTGGATTGCATGAACTTTTGCCGCGCGCGCTCACCGCTGCGTAGCTCGCGGCGTTCTTGTGTCGTCAAAGGTCTTTCAAGATCCTTTAATTCTCTCCATTTTGAGACTCGGCGGCCAAGTTGTATCTCTTGTTGCGGCGTGAGTAATGGATACCGCGCGATACTGTTTAAGTAGTCGCCAATAGCGTCAGACATGGAGAATCCGTTAGTACATACAATGGAAGCACAATTCCACGGTGCTGCCAATGCTGCGCAGCTACGTGCGTTACATGCTGCAGCAGATTGGGGCGGACTGCTGGAATATGCGCTGTTGATAGCCGAGCAAGAAGCAAGCCAGCGGTCTCAAATCCACTGGCTTGCGCAAGAAGCGTCGGCAGCGTTGCGGACTGGCCTAGAGCAGTGGCACCTAGATGCCGCTGAAGAACTGCTTCGAGGCCGTCGTCGTGAGATCTGAGTTGTAATGGCCAGTGACGCTGTAGCTGGTCACCGGCTGCTGGCTCATGCGGAAGAACACCATCTGCCCGATCTTTAAGCCAGGCCAAAGCGGCAGCGGCAGGATCTGGCGTGAGTTCTTCAGTTCCAAGGTCAGCACGCTGTCATGCCAGCCGGGATCTGCGTAACCGGCGTGCAGATTTTCGTAGCCTTCACGTGCGCGGCTTGACTTAAGGAAGAACAGGCCGGCAATGTTTTCCGGCATGTTGAACACTTCAATCGTCTGCGCAAGGATGAATTGCCCTGGCTTGAGTTCGTACGGATTTTCCGCCGTGCGTCCTGCAATGCTGAGCGGCCGCATGTTGAGGTTTTCGGCAGACTCGATCATGATCGTGTCACCAAGCCGTAGGTCAAGGCTGGCAGGATTGATCAATGCCTCGTCGTAGTTCGGCACCATGCCGTCGGTGCACAGCGCTTTGATCTCGTAGTCGCAGAGGATTGTCATTGGTTGAGTGGGTAGTGATCTTGGCTACTGGGATTCAAGCTCATCAGCGATAGCGAGGAGTTGTGTGCGGATAGCCTGAGATTGGCGCCACTGCACATGAGAGATGAAATTGCCCATGTGCGGCGAGCTGATTGGCTCTTGTTGATCTGGCACCACCCGATCCGCAACAGCTCGCAGAACAGCAGCAATAGCTTTGTACTGAGGCCCTGGAACACCATCTTGAACCCAGTCAAACGCCCTGTTGAATTCCCAAAACACTGCCTGTGCGGCGGGTGAAAGCTCAGTCATCGAGTTGCTCCAGGGCGCGGCGGATGGTGTCACATACGAGGTTGCCACCGTGAGTCATTCGGAATACGGTTGCAATTCCATCCAACTGCTCTAGCGCCTGCTCCTTCAGGCTCGGCGGCTTCAGAGATGGGCGGCGGGCAGCACGGAGTGCGTTGATATATGGCTCCGGGGTTTCTTCCTCTAGCCACTCACAACACGCCTCCAGCTCTTGGTCGGCGCCCCATTGGGCGGCCTGGGTGGCTACATCAGTTACCCACTGGTCAACAGGCATCGCCTTGGCGCCAAGAAACCACTGCCGCACCAGCTCCGGCGGTGGGGTGATGGGGTGTTGTTGTGTCATTCAAGCCAGCTCCATGCAATGCGTTGGCAGATGCGCCATGCGTGTTTCTTGTCGATGCCGTAGCGTTCTGCTAGTTGTCTGTAGCTGTTACCAGCAACACGCAACTGGCGCAGTTCGCGCACGTGATCTTCTGTAAGAAACGCGGCGTAGTTTGCCTCGCCGCGCTTAAACGGATCACTCATCTACATGCAGCAGCAACCTGCGCATGTACCAATCGGCTTTGCCGTAATCCTGATCGGCATTGCCCTTGTGCTCAGCGCGCCATAGGTATTTGATGACGTTGCCTTTGCAGTAAGCGCGGAAGCCGTCATCACCAAGTGCTGCCTTAATGGCTTGGATGCACTCAATGTCGCCGTGCTTGTAATGCGGCGGATGGTTGACGAGATCACTCATCACCTAAAGCCTCTGCCATGTCGCGGCGGATCAGATCAGCAATGCGCTGTTGATACAGCCCGGTGTAGGTGCAGCATGTGCGGCCGCTTTGCTCGTACAACCACTGCAAGTAGTCATCACGGCGCTGCTCAGTTTTGTGGTTGATCATTTTGCATTAGCTCCAGGAGTTCAAGAATATGCGCGGCAAATGCCACGTGTGTCATTACTGCATGGGTGCCGGGAGTGCGCCCGTAAGACGCCTCCCACCACTCCTTGAATGCAATATCAAGTGTGGTTTGATTCATCAGAACACAGGCTCCTCGCTAGTGGTTGCTGCGCCGCGTGGCATGAATTCAAAGCGCTGGATGCTTAGCACATGCTTGCTGCGCTTGGCACCGGTTTCCTTGTCGTTCCACTCTTGCCGACGTACGGCACCGGTCACGAGGATGCTGTCGCCTTTTTTGAGCTTATCAACGATCAGCTCAGCAGATTTGCCCCAGATCTCGCAGTCGATTGCGTTATTGATCCAGTTGCCGTCTTTGTCTTTGCCTTCCTGGATGCCACCAGCGAAGTTGGCAACCATGGTGCCAGATTCAAAAGCACGCAGTTGCGGGTCGGTAATGATGCGAACAATGCCGGTTGCGTAAAGGCTCATGTCAGTTCAGTGGTGTAATGCCATTGGCTTCTTCAAAAGCCAAGACTTGTGCGAGGGGATAGCGAACGCGCGGCGTGCCAGCCGGTAGACCAATGCGCGGTGCAGTGACATAGGCAGGGCCAATACCACGTGCACGTTGGTTTTTGATGGCTGCTGGCTTCAGGCCCCAACGTGCTGCCAGTTCGTCAGTGGTGAGGAATGGTTCAGTCATCAGCGAAGGGATCCTCCGATGGCGTGTCGGATAGCACCGCTTCGCGCTCTACAGCAAGGCGCAGCAACTCATCGTTTTGCTCATCGCTGAGATCAGGCTTGCGCTTATCCATGCGCGCTACCACCTCCTGCAGCTTGTCCAGCGTGTCGGCCTTGGCAATCGCAGCCTTACCCGCTTGGAACAGCTTGGCATCGCCTGCTGGTAGCGCGGGCGCAGCGGTCACGGTCACCGGCTCCACCTCTGCCTGCTGCATCTCATCGGTGCTGTAGACACCGGACATGTCGGCGGGAAAGGCCTTCCTGAGGCTGAGGGCCTCGCTGCACTTGGCGATCATCGCGGCAGGCATCTTGGACCACAAGCCTTGGCCGGCGTTGTAGTCAGCAAAGCGTGCAACGCCAACAAATGGATGCTGGCTGCCCTTGCGATGGATGATGGTCTTGGCCGCGGCAGGTGGCTTGCTGCCAAGCCATACGTCAGCCCATACGCCGTCTTCACCACACCAGTAGGTTTCGCTGCCGTCAAGCTGACCGGTGCGCTCGGCAATGGCACGCAAGCCGTCGATGCCGGCTTGGATGGTCATCTTTCCAGCCCGCTTGATGGCGTATATCTGCTTGCTGAATGGATCCAGCCCAGTGCGCTGGCAGGCGTAGGCAAACAGGCGCAACTCGTCATTGCTGCAGCCAGGCGCAATGGTGGTGGAGATCAGCTGCGTTTGCTCTGGTGTCCAGAGCGTGATGCTAGAAGTCATCGGATGTGATAGTTGGGTTGGCAGTTAATGCCCATGAAGGCAGGCTGAGCGGTTGGCACGTGTCGCCGTAACCCGGCCACTCCTTGGTGGCTTGGCAGTCGGCAATCACGCGCATGTCACGTTGCCGTAGCTCATCACCAGCAGCCAAGGCTGCGGCGTCCAGCTCGTAGACCGCAACCGCGTACGGAGCAGTCTTCTCGACGGTCAAAAACACAAACCGCTCAGCACCGTGCAAGCCAGCTAGGTAGTGGCTCGCTTGCACATGGTAGCGGAAGGTAGCCACGCTACGGGCAAAGCCAGGGCCGGCATCCGTGGTGGTCTTGAGATCCACCACAGTTGCGCCGTCGTACCAGTCAGGGCGGCATTTGCAGCGCAGCCCAGTAGCAGCGTCATCCCACCAGAAGGACTGCTCAGCCTTGCCATTACGCAGCAGCTCTGCAGCAGCTTGGTGACTGCGGACGGCATCGGCCATTGCCAATGCCAGCTCCATATCGCTGCCGGTGACGGCTTCAATGCCAGCGGCTGCCATGTCAGCAGCCTGCTCCTTGCCGGCTTTGGTGTTGCGCGGCCCGCACACGCCGTAGCGGCCTGCTAGCTCCCCCGGTTCGAGCACTGCGCAATGCACCAGTGAGCCAAGCCGCATAGCGGCAGTCGGCTCGGGTGCGCTGCGCTTGGGATCGAGGTAGCGGCTCCAGTAGTGGTAGGGAGACTTGGCCACTGCGTGCAGGTGACTGGCGCTGACCGCCGGATCGGCGTGGTACTGCTCATTGGATAGCGTCATTGGCGTGCCTCCCATTCGCCGCACCAGTCGGCGTCATCAGTGCCTGGCCAGTAGGCGATGTGCTCTGTGTCGTCTATGTCGGCGTGAAGCATTACGGCTTGCGGCGCATTGCGTCGGCATTCGCCGCCGGGTTTTGCCCATTTCCGCCAGTAGCGGCAAGCGCCGCATGTTTCGGAGATGGAGATTGGCAGTTGAGTTGCAATCGCAGGATTCTGCCAGTTTTTGGTTGGACGCCAACGAGCGCCGGCGCCGACTTGCTTCCAGTTGACTTGAACGGATGAGTCGCCTTCTGGGTACTTGGCAAGGTCAACGCGGCTTTCCTTGTCAGCGTCATTCCTAGTTGGCGGGCGATCAGTCACCCATGCACGCGAGCTGGTCACGCTGCTGCTCCACTACGCATCTGGCGATGCATCCGGCTGGCGGTGCCATAGGTGGCGACCAGCTCGGGGAACGCATCCAGCAAACGGCGCTTGTTGCCGGGGTCAGCCTTGAGACCAGCGTGCGCTAGCGCTTGGAAGAAGCCACCGCCGTGCTGGTAGGCGGTGGCGAATGTCCAGTAGATGTCTGCTTCAGTCATGGCTTGAGTTGCTCTTGGCAGGCGTGATGGCTGTAGGCGGGCTGCTGGCGGCCGGTGTCGTAGGCCATTGC